TGAATTTATCCCGGTCCCTACAGTTAATAAATCAAATAACCCAGATTTGGGAATTCAATCTAATCCCGAGGTAGAAGAGTAGTGATAACTTTGAATCGACTTCTTTTACCACTCCAAAGGCGCATCATGAATATGGTGGGTCGCGTAGTTATAAAATCTCTCAACGACACTACTGGGCTTCAGAGACTTAAAATCGAAGTCCTCAATGACGAAGTTATGGAAGATGTTCAAAGAGTCCAAGAATATGGATTTGCATCTAGTCCTAAGGCGGGTTCTGAAGGAGTCGTATTATTTCTTGGCGGTGACAAATCTCACGGAGTTGTAATCGCTACTGACGATAGGCGCTACCGCTTAAAAGTTACTGACGGGAAAGTTGCCCTATACGACGATGAAGGGCAATACGTTTATATAAAAACGGGCGGTATAGTGGAAGTAAAAGCAAATACCAAAGTGCTTGCTACAACTCCGCTTTTTGAGACATCAGCGGATGCGCACATAATCGGAAACTTAAGCGTTGGGGGCACGTCGACTTTGACAGGTCTTGCTACTGCTACTGCCGGCGTAATAACTCCAGCTACACTTTCGGGAGCTATTATAGCATCTACTGGTGGTACTCCGGTTGCGAATCTAGGCACTAAAGTTCTTGAACTTAAAACAGCTCACAACACTCACAAACATCAAGAAAATGGAACGGGCGGCGGTATCACTAATGTGGCCGACGTACAGGTGACTTAGCCATGTTAGATATTGCGTTAATTGGTACTAGGACAGATTTCGGGGATGTCTTTGATTTAGGACTTTTTCAAAATGACTTCACCGGCGAGGATGGCTTTCGTACTGCCGTGACCATATCCTTATTTACAGATATGCGAGTTACAAAAGACGAAATCGATTCGGGGCAAAGTCAAAGAGGCTGGTGGGGCGATGTCATTTCAGATATCACCGCCGATCAAATAGGGTCAAAGCTTTGGCTTCTAGATAGGCAAAAGCAAACAGAGGATACTCGTATTCAGGCAGAAGAGTATGCTTCTACCGCCTTGCAATGGATGATTGATGGTGAAATTGCCGAGTCGGTTAGTGTCACGGCGAGTTATCCCACTCGTGGAATTTTATTTATAGAAGTTTTTATTCAAAAGCCAAACGGTGAGAAACTAAATTATGCTTTTGATAATGCGTGGAAGGCTGAGGGCGCAAGATAATGGCTTTTGAAAGACCTACACTAAAAGAAATCGTTGACCGGATTACATCAGATATTTCGACCAGGGTTATCGGGACAGTTTCCGCTCTTAGACGTTCTACTATTAGGGCCTTCGGTGCAGCTTATGGCGGCGCAGTTCATTTGCTTTACGGTTTTTTGGATTTCATGAGCAAACAGTATTTCGAAGATACTGCCACAGTTGAGTATCTAAATAGAAAAGCTTCTATTTGGGGTCTTGCTCGTAATCCTGCTACTTTTGCTCACGGCTCGATTGTTTTTACAGGCACAAATGGAACTATACTTCCTGCGG